GTCAGCAAGATCGACCTGTCCGGCGTGGAAGAGCTGACCAGTATTGACATTTCCAAAGCGGAAAACGAAGTGCTGAAGACCGGCATCTACTCCGTGGACATGAAGAACTTCTTCGCCTACTCCTGCGCACTGGCTGCCCGGGCGACCGGCAAGCCGATGAACTTCTTCACAGGTCTGCCCCTGCATGAAGCGGTGAAGGTGCGCAGCGCGGTGAACGCCGCAAGTTTTTTCGAGTAAACGCGGGCGCAAAGGAACTTCGCAAGCTGGCCATTGCAGCAGCCGGGGCAACACACGCCGGAATGGATTTTTTTCTGGAAATGCCGGTGACGGAATTTCTTGAAACCTGCAAAGACATACAGGAGATGCAAGAGCAATGGCAGAAAGCAACGCACTAGAACTTAGCATCCGCATTGCTGGTAAAGTTGACAACTCGCTGACAGCAGCGATCAAGTCTGCACAAAAGCAGACGTCCGGTCTGGCGCGAGGAATCAGCACGTTTGCGAAAACATCTGCTGCTACGCTGGCCGGTGTCACAACTGCGGTTGCGGGTGCGGCGGTCGCCTGCGGGAAACAGGCGGCGGACGTGGAAAAGGCAATGGCGCAGACCAGAACGCTGCTGACCGGAACCGCAGACGAAACGCAAGCCCGCACGGCGGAACTTACGCAGGATGTGATGAACATTTCCCGCGTAACGGGCAGGGTATCGACCGAAATCGCTGCTGGTTCCTATCAGGTTATTTCTGCGTTCCAGGACACAGCTGATACGGCAAGCATTCTGGAAACCGCAACGAAGGCGGCAATCGCAGGTCAGGCGGAAACCGTGGACACGGTGAACGCACTGGCTGCCGTTACGAAGGCATACGGGGACACCTCTGCGCGAGCTGTCACCCACGTTTCCGACCTGTCCTTTGAAACGATCCGACTTGGACAAACAACCATGCCGGAACTGGCAAACGGAATCCAGAAAGCGTCTGGTTCCGCTGCTGCCCTTCACGTTTCACAAGAGGAATTGTATGCCGGATTTGCAACGCTGACCGGTGTTATCGGCAATACCGACACCGTGGGCACAGCCCTGAACACCCTGTACACAAAGATGCTGAAACCATCCAAGGCACTATCAAAGGCCGTGGAAAGTCTGGGCTACAAGTCAGCCTATGCAATGGTTCAGCAGGAAGGCTTGGGCGGAACTATTAAGAGACTGGGGCAGTACGCAGGCGGTGATGCAACGAAGTTTGCTGCCCTGTTCTCCATGCGTGATCTGAAAGCCGCACAAGGCATCTTGAACACCATGGATGTGTACGAGCGGAAACTTTCGGAATTGCAGGATGCGGACGGCGCAACAGACCGAGCGTTTATGACCAGCATAAACAACTGGAATGATATGTTTGGCATTGCTTCCAACAAGGTATCTGTCTTTGCACAGCAGGTCGGCATGAAACTGCTGCCCTACGCGAAAGATTTTTTGTCGGATGCCATGCCAAAAATCGACAGCCTGATGGACACGGTGCTGGCAGGCATCGACAAAATCATGCCGAAAATTGAAGCGCTGTTCAAGTACCTGTCCCAAAATGGGCCGCAGGTGGCAGGCATCGCTTCGGCGGTGGCTGCTGCATGGGGCGGCATGATCGCTGCCCCGAAAATCGAATCGGCCATAAAGGGCCTTTCTGGGTTGATATCGTTGCCCGGAAAGAGCGCAACGAAACCCGGAGGGCTTTTGGCAAAAGCGTCAGTTCTCTGGAACGGTGCAAAGTACGGCGCAAAGATGGGAACGACCGGAACGAAGGGCGGAAGATTGTCTACGCTTGCAAATGGAGCGCTTGGCTTTATCTCTGGTGGAGTTTCAGCAAATAAGAACATGAAGGGCTTGTTGAAAGGAAACAAAAAAAGCGATGTAAAATTTGTGAGCAACCTGCTGTCTTTGACAACGGGCGAAACCGGACCACTGAAATGGCTGAGTAATGTAAAAAACATTCCGCAAAATGCTATTCAATCTATGATGGCGGCAGCAAATCCAGCAGGAACGGCAACTGCAACGATAGGCAATGTGCTTGGAGCTGGACTTGGAGCGGTTTTTGGAAAGAGCGGCTTAAATGTTGGAGCGGTAAAAACACCACTTGCAGCTATGGGCAAAGTGTTCCTTGGAATGCTTGGCTCCATCGGCCCGGTGATTACGGCAATCGGCACCGTTATTGCACTGGTAAGCATTCTGGGCGACCATCTGAGCGATATCCGGGGGCTGGTGCAGAGCGCCTTCGGCGAACAGGGCGTGGCTGTCTTTGATGGCTTCGTTGGCGCAATCCAGAATGTTGGCACTACGATCCAGCAGGCTTTCTCGCCGGAAGGACTGGCTGGCATCAAGGACCTTATCACACAGACCTTCGGAGAAGGCGCGGGGAATGCTTTCGGCGTTTTCATCCCGCTGATCCAGTCGGTGGCCGGCATTGTAGGACAGCTGGTAGACTTGGGCGTAAACTACCTGAAACCGCTGATCCTGGAAGTCTTTAACTTTATGACGACGCAGGCACTTCCTGCACTGATTCCGCTGCTGGCATCGGTGGTGTCGTTGGTCGGCACAACGCTGGTGAATGCGGTGAAAGTCGTGGTCGGCATCGTGCAAACGCTGCTGCCCATCGTGGAACCGGTCATCATGGGAATTATCAGCCTGATCCAGAGCATTGTTTCTGTGACAATCAAGGTCGTCAATGGCATCATCGGCGCACTAAACATGATAAGTTTTACGGTGCCGGATTGGTCGCCGGTGTTCGCGGGAAAAACTTTCGGCTTTAACTTGTCCGAAGTTGCCATGCCACAGTTTGCACAGGGCGGATTTACCAACGGACCGTCTATCGCAGGTGAAGCTGGAACCGAAGCAGTTATTTCCTTCCAGCGCGGCGTCCGCCAGCAGAACATCGACACATGGAAGCTGGCTGGTAAGATGCTGGGCGTGCGGGATGATAGCGGAGAAACGCCGCAAATCGTTTTCGCGCCGAACATTACGTTCTCTAGTGATGTATCGCAGGAAGAAGCAGCCCGCAAGACGAAGGAACTGTTTGCCCTGTTCGAGCAATTCATGGATCAGTATTTCCAGAAACACCGCAGGACAGCGTATAAACCGGCGTGAGGTGATGAAGCGTGGCATACACAACTGTAAGCGGCGATACGTTTGACAAGATCGCCAAAAAAGTTTACGGCGATGAATACTGTGCTGATATCCTGATGCAGGCAAACCCGGAACAAATCATGACGTTTTGTTTTGATTCTGGGGTTGTTCTGAAAACGCCGGAGCTGACCGAGGAACGGAGCGGAAGCCTGCCGCCCTGGAAGGAGAATGAATGAAACCGAGAAGGGCAAGCGTCAAGCTGATTTACAAAGAAAAGGACATTACGTCTGATATTGAAGCTGACGTTGAAAGCATTTCCCATGAAGGAAACGCGGCAGACAGCAGCGACAGCCTGAGTGTCACCATAAATGCAATGGCGGACAAATGGCTGGAAGACTGGATGCCCACAAAAGGCACCACACTGGACGGCACGATCTTTACCCATGACTGGCCTGAAGAAGGACAGGAAGGGCAGATGAACGGCGGCGTTATGACCGTGGACAATATCGGCTACAGCGGCGCGCCCGGCACAATGACAATCAGTGCTACATCAAAGCCGAATGACACGAGCTTTTCGGAAGAAGATCGGGAATTTATCTGGAAGAACACCAGCATTCAGAAAATCGCCCAGACGATTGCCGGGCGGTATTCGCTTGAACTGGGGTTTGATGGAAAGGACGCAGAAATCGTAAAGCGAGAACAGAAGGCAACGGACAGTTCCTTCCTTGATGATCTATGCAAAGACTATGGCCTGATTCTGAAAGCGTACTCAAAGAAGCTGTGGATTTATGACCGCGAAGCCTACAAGAAAAAGAAGGTGGCAGCGACCATAGATCGGACGGACATTGTGCCGGGGTCATTCAATTTTAACGATGGGTTTGACGGAACCTATACGCACGGTATATGGGAGTATTCAAACCAGAAAAAGAAAATAAAAATCCGAGCGGAGATCGGAAAGAGTGGAAGGACGAAACGCATATCCAAGTATGCGTCCAGTCAGGCCGACGCAGAGCGTCGCCTGCAAGCAGCACTGGACAATGCGAACCATGGTTCAACCAAGATCAAGTTCAAGCTGGCGCTGGCCCAGATCGAGCTGTGCGAGAGCCAGAATGTCAACGTTACGGGCTATGGTAAACTGTCCGGCAAATACTTCATCGACAAGGTGACGTTGGAGTATAGCCGAAGCGGGCTTGAACAGACGCTTGAATGCAGCTGGGTTTCTGCTCTGGAAGAAAGTGAAAGTAACGGTAAAGCGGTAACGTTGCAAAACGCACCGCTTTACTACACCAGCGTTGACAAAAAGCCGGTACGGACGGTAAGCGGCAAGTATTACCTCTACGACGGCGTGGCTGTGGCGGGAAGGTATAGGATCACGAACCTTGCTTCCCGTTGCGGCAAGACGCCTGTTGGAAAGAACGTGACCGGCTGGGTTGATGCGAAAGACGTTAGGAGCGTCACATGATGGCAGATTCAATACGGTTTGGCAAAGTATCAAACATCAACTACAAAACCGGCTGTATGGAAGTTACATACGAAGACCGGGAAGACAGTGTGACGGACATGATCCCGATGCTGGCGAATGCTGGGTACAAAATGCCGAAAGTCGGAGACACCGTTGTGGTGGCGCATAACTCCAACGGAGAAGAAGAAGGCGTGGTTTTGGGCACCACCTGGGGCGAAAATGAAAATCCCCCGGAGGGTGCCCAAAACCTTTACAGACAGGACTTCGATGACAAACCCGGGAAGTGCTATTTCCGCTATGACGGAAAGAAAGCCACCTTCCACAATGAGGGCGACACGAAGTCGGAAACCAAGAAGAACAAAACGGAAACCGTTGACGGAAATGCTGAACTGGAAGTGAAAGGAAAGCTGACCGTGAAAGTGGGAAGCTGCACCGTCACGATCCAGGGCGGCACCGTTCAGATCGTGGGCGGTTCTCAAATCAGTATGAATGCACCCACCATCACCATTGATGGCGGAACAGTCAACATCACAGGTGGTGGCGGCGACGCGGTAATCAGCGGGATCAGTCTGGTAAACCACACGCACAAGTATACGCTGCCGCTCCATGCCGGAGGCATGGGCGATACAGTAAAGCCGACGTAAATCGCAGGAGGACACAGTATGCAGGTTGGATGTTTTGGCGGCCTTGTGTTTTCGGTAGACAGCAACAAGGTATTCACGATGCAGGATATCCAAGGCAGTACGGGCAGCGATTGGGCGACCCACAACACAATCAACGGAAAACCGAAAAGTGAGCTGACCGGCCAGAAGTTGAAGGCGTACAAGTTTACGGTCACGCTGGACGCGCAGTACGGTGTGAAGCCGCGTGAAATGCTGGCGAACATCCAGCGGATGGCGGAGGAAGGCACGGTGGACTATCTGATTATCGGCAGCGACCCTGTGGGAATGTGCCTGTTTAAGCTGACGGATGCGTCCGACGCATGGGACTGCGTTGCTGCAGGTGGACGGCTTGTCCGCTGCAAAATCGATTTATCATTTGAGGAATACGCATGACTTTAGGAGAAGCGAAAATTCAGCTTGCATCATCCACCATGGAAGATGCAGAAGATATCTGCGAATGCCTGAAAGTGCTGTACTCCGCACGAGCCGGAGAGCAGGGCCTTGACCGGGACTTCGGCATTTCGCTGGATGCCGTGGACAAGCCGACCAGCGTTGCAAAAGCGCTGCTGGCGGCAGAAATCGTCCGCAAAACAAAGAAGTACGAACCCCGCGTTGAAGTGGTCCGCATTGAGTGGGACACGTCGAAGGTGGGGCAGGGGGTATTGATCCCAAAGGTGGTGTTGAGAAGTGTCTGAAATTTCACAGCTTCAAAATCTGCCGGATATCAGCTTTACCGACAACCTGACTATGAAGGAAGTGGAAGAGCTGACAAAGGGAGAGTTCAGTCAATCCATGCAGGAAGCAACCGGGCAGACACCGATTATTTACCCCGCCAGTGTCCCGGCACTGATACTGAAAGCAATGACGCTTTTTGGCTACCAGATTTTGCAGTACGTCGATGCAGGCCCGAAACGAATGCTGCTGAAATACTCCGCCCACGACGATTTGGACGACCTGGCCGGGAACTATGGCTTGACCCGCCGCCCGGCTGAAAAAGCAAAGGTGACGATCCGGTTTACTCTGGCTGATGCAAAACAGCCTGGTGCTGTAGGCATTCCAGCGCAAACCCGCGTTAGAACACAGGACGGCATTTATTTTGCCACGATGGACTACGCGGAGATCACGCCAGGTTCGCAGTATGTGGACGTAGAAGCAGAAGCGGCAGAAGAAGGCGCGGCGTCGTCCGGCATTGAGGAAGGGCAAATCAATCAGCTGGTGGACCCCATCCCCTATGTTGCATCGGCGGTAAACGTTACGGCCAGCAGCGGTGGTACGGATATTGAAAGCGACGATTCGCTGACGGAGAGAACCTACCTGGTGCCCTCTACATATTCCTGTGCTGGTCCACCGGACGCTTATGAGTATTTCGCTAAGGCATGGCGAAACGACGTGAAGGACGTTTCCGTACAAAGCCCGTCGCCCTGCGTGGTGGACATTTATTTTACGTTACAGG